CCCTTCGCATGATCGCGGCTGGGTACCTACGATCGGGCGTGGCGGAACGAGAGACCGGTGCCCTCGGGGCTTTCAGTCTCCAGCGCTCGCACGTTCGTCTCCGGGGCGACGGCGAGACGGTCGTCTTCGATTTCCCCGCGAAATCCGGACAGCGTCGACTCTTCGAGGCGCGGGATCGGGTGTTGCACGGTGCCCTTTCGAAAAGAAAAAGTGGATTACTGGTTGGTTCGGCAAAGTATGAAAGAGTTCGAGACCTCCTGAGAAAGGTCGTCGGCAATAAAGACATACAATTAAAAGATATTCGGACAGCTGGTAGCATGCAACTCTTCGAGAAGCATCTTCGCGCGTCGAACGGGGACGAGAAGCTCGCCCGAAAGGTCACGGCGGAGACTATAGGACACACTCCGGCTGTGTCGAAGAAGTTCTACTTGCTGTAGTGGACGCGTGATAGCTATCGATCGCCCGGTTCGCGTGCATGTAAAGGCGGTTGAGACGTCTGTTGACCAGTAGGCACTCATGACTTTTCAAACACAGATCTCCTTGGAGCTTGTGTGCCATGACGTGCGGACACGCCTTGACGAACGACGAGAGGAGCTTCACACCTTCGTCTTTGGACTCGGCACCGCGTTCTATGATCTTCTTGCACCTGTCGTACGTGTAAGAGTCTACCCCATCGTCTATGACGCGGAGCACGTTGTCCCAGATATCGTCTCTCGCCTGTTCGGCGAACGATCGGAGAATTTTGTTTCTTTCCTCGCTCGTCGACCTCCACAGGTCGTTCGCATGACTTTCAAACACGTGATAGCGTCGCTGGATCGTATACATCTCTTCTTCGAGATGCTTGATCTGCACCTTGGCTTCCTCGATCTGCTCGTGTACGTATTCCATGCGTCGTGTTGTGGGGGGTTAAAGACGACACCGCTAGTATGGATACAACAAAAACAATAAAAACAATGTCTCTCACAATCACTCCAGCCACCGAATTCAATGCGAACAAGATCGAGTTTTCCGCGATGCGAAAGGGAAAGATGGGAAACAAGACTGTTTACATCAACACGAGCGACAGCAAGAAACTTTACGTCCAACTTCCCTTCATGCGAGCACCGTACGGTCTCTCCGCGTACACGGACGAGTCCACGGGAAAGACGAGTTATTCGTTAGATCTTTCCTTCGACTCCGATAATACGGAGGCGATCGATTTCATGAAGAAGCTCGAGGAATTGGACAACAAGATCCTCGATATCGCAGCGGAGAACTCGGAACAATGGCTGGGTAAAAAGTTCCACCGAGACGTTCTGGCACAAGCACTCTACAAGCCGCTCATCCGCGTCGCCAAGGATCCGCAATACCCGAATACGTTCAAGGCGAAGATCATGTGCAAACCGGACGGCTCGTTCGTCCCGGAGGTGTACAATTTCCAACGCGAACAAGTCGACTTGGACACCCTCCAAAAGGGTCAGCGATGCTGCGCGATCGTCGATTTCGCGAGCCTCTGGTTCATCGACTCAAAGTTTGGATGCACGGTTCGCCTCTCCCAGCTTTTGTTGGACAGAAGCGAAAAGTTGCAATCGTTCGCCTTCGTCGGGTTGAACCTTCCGGACAACAACACCAAGGCGAGTGACGACGACCAAGATGAAGAGGAGGACGACATTGACGAGGGTATGGAAGAAGAGTAAATAAAAAATCTGTACACTATGTAATGAAGATCACAATCACAGGACGTCAAATCGTCATCGCCCTCATCCTCATCGTCGTCGCGTATTTCGTGCGCCAACGTTTCATGGCATCCGCTTCCGTCTCTGTCGGCGCGAACGGTGGTGTGTGGACTGTTTACGGGACCATGCAGTGTGGTTGGACTCGTAAACAGCTCGAGTACATGCAAAGCAAAAAGATTGCGCATGAATTCGTGAACTGTGAGAACGGCAAGTGCACCGGAAAGACCGCGTTCCCGACGCTCGTCAGCCCGGACGGCGAAGAGCTTGTCGGTTACAACGAAATCTAACTAACAGCCGCGGAGGATGCAGAGGCTCAAGCTGAGCAAAAACGCATCACCGAGCGTTTCGATTTGTCTGAACACCGTGATGTGCTTCGCCAAACTCTGATTCCAGAGAAGGCGAAGGAGGAACGTGGAGATCAAGAGGACGAGGATCGCCATGAGAATCTCCTGAACCATTTCAGAGCGAGACTTGGAGCGGGCGATGTCACGGATCATGTTAATTTATTATACTAGTACATAATAAATTAAGATGGTCAAAGAACTCCCCCTGAGCGGGTCGGAGCGAACGTTCAACGAGAAGGGTCCGTTCGGGAGGAAGGGCGCGATCGTGGGGAACAACTGTTACTCCTACGCTTTCGGTGACGTGGAAAAGGGTCGTCTGTACAAGAGCGTTCCCGGTGAGCGTTCTGGGAAGAACTGGGGTAATCACAACTACACTCACTGTCAGGGTCTCTCGCAGCGGGTGTTGAGCGACAACCCCAAGTCAGTGTACAGATGCAAAGATCCGAACAAGGCGTGTAAGCGAGGGTTTTACAAAGTCATGCTCTTCGTCGCCCCCGCTCGCCCTTCGGATTGGATTAAACAAGGTGACTTTCACTGGTACCGCCAGGACAGGGCGTGTAAGTACAAGATCAAGGAGGGTGACACGACGACCTCGATTGCGCGTTTTTTCAAGGTGTCCCCTGAGAAAATCAAGTCGGCGCTGAGACGTGCGCGCCTTCGCGTGCCCACGAAAGGTCGGGTCATCACATTCCCGTGCAACATGTGGAGTCACAAGCGAGGGTGGGCGACCGGACCACTCTACGTCGACGCCAAAGGGGCGGTCATCAAAGATCCTCGCAAAGCGTCTCGGGCGTACGAGTCGCTGAACTACAAGACGTACTGTGACTCATTCTGTGTTAAACGTACTGGGATCAAAGTCGGACATACTCACCCCAAGGTCTTCAAAAAGACGGTCTAAATCGATCGGTTCCATGTCCATTCGTAATTCGAAGACATCGAACACGTCCATTATGGAATTCTCAGCCAGTGCGATCGTGTTACTCACACCGGTGATGTTGTTTTGTACGGTCACGTGCACGGTGTACGATTTTGCGTTGTACACTCGACGACATATGGGACACGTGTTCTTGCCTTGCTCTTCCCATCGGGTGAGGCACGTCTTGTGAAAGAGGTGTCCACAGCGGATGGCGGTTGTTCCTCGAGTCTCCCGCACGGGGTTGAGGCATATCCCACAATCCATCCTTCCTTGTTGGTGGACTGGGAAATTTTAATTAGTACATGTCGCGCAGATCCATGAGAGGCTTGTCGCACGAGAGACACGGACCCTTGCCTTGGACGTCATCTTGGATCTTGTTCAAGAGAGTCGGTCCGCTTTTTTGTAAAAACTGTCGGTAGGAATAGTTGTCTTCCATGCGAATGTTAGCTTGTTGCATGATGTAATTGTTCACGAGTTGGGAAGAGCTGTTGATGGAGAAGCATCGTCCGTCTGCCATGCCCAAACGCTGACTCATTATGTATTATTACAGTTAGTGAGAGAAATTTATTTGCCTGTTCGTCGTCGTGAGACACCAAGATTTGTGCCCCTGGCGTCTCAGGATCGGAAGCAGGTCGTCGATGCGAAACCCGAGAAATTTCGTGTCAAACCTTTCGGGGACGTTGTAGGGTGTGCACAATAAACGTCCACCGGTGTAGTCGTGAAGGGTTGTCACGATGAGATTGTACGCGTACGCTATCTCCTTATACGTGTTAGCTCCGGTGACGATCACGTTTCCGGTGTTAAAGATGGACGCCGTCACTTGTTTCATGTCATAGCTGGGTCTAAACTTTACCTTCACCGCGCTGTAGTCACCCGGCTCGAAATGGGTTTCGATGAAAACGCTCGGGTGTTCTCTGAAACATTTTTCAACCTCGAGAAGGTTGAGTTTGTAGTTCATCGTGAAACTCGAGTTGATCATCACTATCTGGAAATTTTCGTCCGTCGGTTCGGTGGGCACCCCAGTGATTTTTGAAAAAAGCAGATTTATTTGTTTGATGCACCTATGACAGTCGACGACGTCCGTGCACCCGGTGACGTGCACGGTGCCGTTCTTGAAGAGCTTGACCGAACGTCGACTGTACCCATCTCTGTTCTCGAGCGTGACTTGGTTGTAAAACGCGCGCTTTGTCGTCCCGAGCTTCCACTCGTACGACGCCGGACCGTCACCCAGGGACATGTTGATCTTTTGCACGCGTTCAAACGCACGCCTAAACTTTTCGACGTCCGTCACGCGCCGACGCTTGCATATCATCGTGACGGTGGTGATTCTGACCCAGGACGGTAATATCTTCGAAGGGTCGAACGTTCGACGGAAGTCGTCGAGCGTCAGTAGAAGCGAGAAGCATGCGTTCTGTACCCAGTGGTATCTCGTGGACGTCATGCGTCGCGGTGTGTGGTTAAAGAAAATATCACAGGAAACAGTTAAATGACAGCCTTCGTACACTCCGCGAAATATATGCACGAGGTCGAGTCTGGACTTGATTATGTGGAAATATCGTACACGAGATACATCAAATCGGAACGAGAGTACGTGGAGTACACGGAATATTTGAACACGCGTCCGGTGGGTGAATGGGTCGAGATCTGCTCGCTCAGAAGGAACATTCCGTACGAAAAGTTTCTCGACTGCATGGTCGAGAAGACGCTGGAGGTTCGGCAGCGCATCGTGCAGATGACCCTTCGCACGCTTTTGGACGAGAAGGGTGAGGATTCTCGGACGATCATTCGAGCGATGCACTCGATGAAAGTGCTCGATCGCACATTCACGCCACCCTACGTGAACAGACATGCGCCATGGCAGATGGAACTCGCGAAACACTTGTGTGAATCTGTGTTTCACGACCTCATCGAGGAATGCTTGGATGAAGACGCGCTCGATCGGTTATATCTCATACTGAGACTCTTATTGCAATAAATAAATGATAAATACAAATAATAAAATAGCCAAGAGCACGCGTGTTTTATTGTAACGCACGACAGCGGTGGTGATGGCGCGTCGCGGTGTCACCGTGACCTTCTTAGGTACGCATCTCTTCCGTACGTACCCTGTGTGTCCCTCGTCGATCTGTCTGTTCGGGTAATGCGGTCTGTTCGCCGCACAGTTCGGCAGCGTATCCGTGCAGAAATCAATCGTGCGATCACCCGCGGTGCGGGAGACGTTACACGCGATGCTCGATCCGTCCGGCTTCAACACGCCGTGGTCTTCATCGAACATCTTCGTGAAATCCGCAAAGTCCCCGGTGCGGCGAACTCCACCGGGTGGAAACGTGACGAACGGATTCAGGCGATCCATCGAATTTTTGTCGTTCGCCATCACGAAACTCATGATTGATGGTTCTGTGTTATTCTAGACTGACATATTTTTTAGTGTTGAGCTTTTTCCGGTGTTGCTGCCAGCTCAGATCGAGATCCAGGTTGAGCATGCCGGCGATTTGAAACAAATAACTGAGGACGTCCGTCATCTCCATCATGAGATCCTGTCCGCGCTCTTTCTTCAACCCGGTCTTCTTGAAAGTGTTCGTCGCTTGACGTATCGCCGACGCCAGTTCACCGATCTCTTCCGTGAGTAAGAGCCACACCGTGCTGATGTCGGCTTTGTCCCATCCCTTCTCTCGACACAGC